ATGGAACTGAACCGGTTTGTGCCTTCGGCTGCGAACGTGCAGGCGTATATCAAAATCGTGGACGAGAAAGCGACGCTGAGGCGGCTCATGGAAGCGGGCGGCGAGATTTCAAGGCTGGCGGGGAGCGGCATGGACACGGCGGAGGTCTTGGCGCGATCGGAAAAGATGGTATACGACATCAGCATGCGCAAGGGCGGCGAAATGCTGGAGCCGATACAGCCGGTGCTGCTCAAGACGTATGAGAAGATCGAACAATTGGCGATCAGCAAGGGCAGGATCGAGGGCGTAACGACGGGGTACAGCGAGTTGGACGACATGCTGACCGGACTGCACGGCGGAGAGCTGGTGTTGATCGCGGCGAGGCCGAGCATGGGAAAAACTGCATTCGGAATGAACATTGTGGGCAATGCGGCGATCCGGCAGGGAAAAAAAGCGGCTGTTTTTTCTCTTGAAATGCCGGCGGAGCAGCTTGCGATGCGCATGCTGTGCACGGAAGCGCGGGTGAACATGCAGAGCGTGCGCCGGGGAGAACTGGAAGCGGACGAATGGATGCGGCTGTGCGAGGCGATGGCCATGATCGGCGAGAGCAAGATCTACATCGATGCGACGAGCGGGATCACGGTGCCGGAGATGCGGTCCAAGGCGCGCAGGCTCCAGATGGAGGGCGGTCTGGATCTGATCATGGTGGACTATCTGCAGTTGATGAGCGGCGCCGGGCAGTTTGGTTCCCGGCAGGAAGAGATCGCCGGGATCAGCCGTGCGCTCAAGGGCCTTGCGCAGGAGCTGGACGTGCCGATTGTGGCGCTCAGTCAGCTTTCCCGCGCGCCTGCCGGAAGGACGAACCATCGCCCGATGCTCAGTGATATCCGCGATTCCGGAGCGATCGAGCAGGACGCGGACGTGGTGATGTTCGTGCACCGTGAAGAGTACTACGACCCGGACACGGAGGACAGGGACAAGGCGGAGATCATCATTGCCAAGCAGAGGAACGGTTCCTTGGGAACGGTGAAGCTGGGATGGCACGGCCCGTTCACATGGTTTGTGGACTGCGCACAGAACAACTGACAGAAACGGAGGGCTTGATTTGAAAACGGTCGTAACGACGGAGTTTGTATGCGATTGCTGCGGGCTGAGGTTTGTCGATGAGGAGAAGTGCAGGGCGCACGAGGATCTGCATTCGCGGCCGAAGAGCGTTATGCTTCCGGAGAAGAGCGTTGTCCGGGCATACAGGCAGACGCGCAGGTGGCCGGACGTGGTGGACGTGGTGATGAGCGACGGGAGCATTGTACGTTACGGGATTCAGGACGAGAACGAGAGGATAGACGAATAACGGAGGACGAAGACAATGGTGAAACAGAAGCTATACAAATGCGAGGTCTGCGGCGCGGTCTATGCGGACGACGAGGACTGCATGGCATGTGAGGCGAACCACACGAAACTGCTTTCGGTGCTGCCGGAGGATCAGAGGTTCAATCCGGGGCAGAAGTATCCGCGGTATATCAACGCGATCATGGAAAACGGAAAGAAAATCGTGTATGAAATGAGGATGGACAGAGGTGCGGGTAAGATGTTTGAATCCTGACGCGGTCAGGAATATCCAAGTGGCTCACGGGCAGTTTGCCGCGGTCTGCTACGGCACGCCTGAGAAGTACGCAAAGCGCGTGGGGCAGAGCTGCATAGAGACGGAGCACATGAGCGGCAGCCGATGCGAGTACATCAAATTTGAAGTGGACGGCGTTGACCGCGGCACGGCAGAGCAATGTCTGCGGCATGAGATCGGCGTGAAGGTGCCCTTTGAGATGCAGGACAATTACGACATCGCAGACGAGATCGACCGGATCGCAAACGTGCCGGCGGACGAGGTCGTGAAGAACATGGCGTCGTTTCGGTACATCGATAAGGACGGGTTTGCGTGGGCGGTGCCGGGCAGGATCGAGCGCAACGAACGGGCGAGGGCGCGGTACGGGGCGCTGATGGAGCATATCAACCGGGAACGCAGGGTGATCAAGGGCATGCTGGAGAAGGGCGGCGTTTCGCCTGCGGAGGCGACGGAGGCTGCGAACTTCTGCCTGCCAAGGGCGACGACAACGGCCTTTACGATCGGGTTTACGCCGGAGGCGCTGATGCGGTTTTGCAATAAGCGGCTGTGTGTGCGGGCGCAGGAATTTGCCCGGGAGCTTGCGCAGGAAATGCGCGGCTTGATTTGGGAACTGAACAGGCCGCTGGCCGAAAGGCTGGTGCCGCAATGCGAACACTATCTGTGGTGCCCGGAAGGCAAGAGGACATGCGGGCGGTACCCGACGAAGGAACAGGTGCGCGAGATGGTGCGCGAGGCGAGGGGAAAGGAGAGAAAGGAAAATGCCGGTAACAAAGAGGGTATTGATGAAGGCGTTCTGCGATGAATGCAAGGCTGTGATCACGCGCGAGGCGGACAAGGGCGGCGTACAGGAAATGATGGACTATGCGAGGGCGAAGGGCTGGAGGGTCGGCCAGGGCGGATACAAATGCTTCTGTCCGGAATGCGCAGGGAAGGTCAAGACGCGCATCGCATGGTAAGAGGGATGAAAGGGAACACACATGGGAGAGGAGGCGCTGTTTGACAGAGTCAGAGAAAGCGAAAAACTATTTGATGCAGGTGGTCTTCGCCGACGAATCGGTGAAGATGAAGCTGGAGCAGATCGAACGGCTGGACGCGCTGAGTAAGAAATGCACATCGGTGATGACCGGGATGCCCCGGGGCGGCAGCGGCAGCGACTTCACGAAGATTCGGGACAGGATGATCGAGGAAAGCAGAGAATGCGAGAGGCAGATGCAGAGGCTGCTTGATTTGAAAGAGGATGTGCGCAGGAAGATCGACATGATCGAGGACAGGAAGCACAGGGTGGTGCTGGAGATGCGGTATCTGAACTGTGCGACATGGGAAAATATCGCGGAGAGCATCGGACGGGACGTGACCACGGCGCACAGGTGGCACGGGCAGGCGCTCAAGGACTTTGCGAAACTGTGCTGATGAAAAGAAAAAGGAGCTCTGGCGGGCGGCTCGGAAACGGGCTGCTTGATTTAGGAACATAGAGAAAGCCCCGGTACGGCGAAGGTGCTGTATCGGGGCTTTTGCTTGTTTGGGCAGCTATGCAGTGCTATACTGGAGGTGCGCTGATACGGGCGACAATATTTGAAAGAGGGCGGAAAAATGAACAAGGAAGGCGGGGCTATCGCGTTATCTGCTCTGCAGGATTATACCGTGGTGGATTTGGAAACGACAAGCAACAATCCAGCGTTTGCCAAGATTATAGAAGCGGCTGCTGTTCGGTACAGGGATGGCAAGGAAACAGCTCGATTCTGCGCCAGAATTAAGCCCAAAGGGAAATTCAACAATGAGTCTATGGAGATCAACGGCATCACCGAAGAGATGCTCAAGGATGCAAAGGGGCCGGAAGAGGTCATTCCTGAGTTTGTGCGGTTCGTTGGAAACGATGTTTTGATGGGGTACAACATCAACTCTTATGATAGGGTCGTCCTCAAAAGGTATTTTTCCAAATATGCCGGTACGGAGATCCAGAACGAAACCGTCGATGTGCTCAGTATCGACAAAAAGTTATACCCCGGAGGGAAAATCGGACATAAGCTTACCGATGCGGCAAGCCGGTTGGGGATTGATACGGAAGGAGCACACTGTGCGCTTACCGACTGTCTGATCTGCAGCGCGGTGTTTTATAAACTGCTGGCACAGATCGAACAAGACCCGAACCTGAAAGAGGCGTTGGAAAAGAAAACGGGAACGCAGAAGAAAATATCGGAATATAAGGCAAACAGTACGGAAAATGGCGAAGACGGGCCGCTGAACGGAGTGAAGGTCGTTATCACCGGAGAGTTACACGGATACAGCAAAGGCGATGCGTGGCAACTGGTGCTTGATAAGGGCGGAGATGTGACAAAGAAAGTGTCAGGGAAGACAGATATCTTGGTGGTCGCAGACGAGAAACGCCAAAGGGGCGAGGTGACAGATAACGAAAGATTGGCGATCGAACAGATCGAAAAGGGAGGAAAGATAAAGATACTGAGCGAAAAAGAGTTCTTCGAACTACTTGGGATCTGAACACGACTGCGGAGAAACCGAATTGCGAGGCCTGAAAATGGGCTGCTCGATTTAGGAACATAGAGAAAGCCCCGGTACGGCGAAGGTGCTGTATTGGGGCTTTTATCTATTTGGGGAAAACGGACTGCTTGATTTAGGAACGATGGGCGGGCGTGCTGTCGAGATAGCAGGTGTCTGCGCCCAAGTCGACCTTGTTGGACCAGACGACGGCACTGTCCACCGCGGGGTCGATATCCCACGCGGGGCAGCCGGTTTCGTCAAGATAGACGCGGGAGAACACATCGGCGGCGAGAAGGGGTTCAAAGACGGTGCCGGGGAGCAGGTACGGGCGGCAGTCGAGGGTGCGGGTCTCGCCGTTGTCGAAGGTAAGCCGGAGGGTATAGGCCGGCAGCGCGCAGACAGACAGGATCCGTCTGCGGCCGGCGGCATAATACTCGGCGGTGCGGCGATCAAAGCCGCGAGAGAGATAGAAAGAGACGTCTTTCACGGGCTGGCACCCCTTCACTGCAGGGGAGCGATGGGGAAGAGTTCCTGCTGGCGCATGGCCAGAAGCCAGTTCTCTTCGAGCTCGTCCTGATGCAGGGCGGCCCAGCCAAGGAGCATTTTGAGCTGTTTGCCGGGCAGAGAGCCGTCCAAGACTTCGATGTCGTGGATGGAGACGACGACTTCCTCGCCGCCATAAACGGCATGGAAGTGGGGCGGCATATGGTCGCGCCAGTTCATATAGATCTTGATCCCACGGAACATGCAGATCGTAGGCATGATGAGCGCTCCTTTCCCAAAGAGGTGCTTGATTTGGGAACGATGGGTCAGACGGAGTCGCCGTCGATCGTTACGACGCGGTCGTCCGGATCGATCTCGGCGTCTTCCTGGAAATCGCCGCGGGCAAACTTCCAATCGGTCGCCATTTCAATGCAGTAGTCGACGCTGGCGACGATATAGGCGTCTTCGTCTTCGTCGTAGGGCAGTTGGCCGGCGTCAAAGAAATCTTCGCTCCAATCCGGGTACCATGTGCCGTATCTGTATTCCTGCATGTGGATTTCGACGGTACGGGTTTTGTCCTTAAGTTTCATGGTGCTGGCTCCTTTCGTTTTTGGAACTGTGTCTTTATGATAGCACAGGAGGGGCGGGGTTGGGAAGAGGGCGGCTTGATTTAGGAACGATCAGGCGGGCCATTTGCCGGTTTCGGTCATGCGGGCGATGCGCCAATATTCGACGGGCAGGATGCCCGGGACGGCTTCCAGCAGGAGAAGCTGGCGGCAGAAGGCGCGGGAATCGGCCAGGGATGCAAGGTGCGGAAAGCGGGCGACGGCGCGCTCGTATACCGGGAGCGAGGATGCGGGGCGGGGTTTACGCATGGGGAATACCTCCTCAAAATAGATTGCTTGATTTGGGAACGATCGGCGGGATCAGAGTTTGCGGGAGGCGAAGGCGAACAGTTCCGCGCAGGCGGTCAGGGCGCTGTCGGCGGTGACGTTGACATAGTACTGATAGCCGTTGCGGCAGGTGATGACCAGGTAGTCGTCACCGGGCAGAAGCGGGTTATCGCGATTGTCGTGCAGGAGTTCGGGGAAACGGAAGCCGGAGAGGTACTCGGCGGTCATGTGCAGGTGTTCGACGTTTGCACCGGACGCGGCCTGCAGGATGGCGGAGCAATGGGCGGCAGCCTGGGTGAGATCATAGGTCTTCATGGGGTGTACCTCCTCAAAATAGATTGCTTGATTTAGGAACGATGGGCGCTGTGCGCTTTATGGGCCTGCCTGACTGGAGGGCCGGGCAGGTCGAAAAACGCGCTGGGCGATTTAGGAACGATCGGCGGGATCAGAGGCCTTCGCGGGTGAAGATGGCGTCCGCGGCGGCGGACCATTCGCGGCCTTCGGGTGCGGACATGGCGACGAGCAGGGCGGCGAGGATGGCACGGAAGAGTTTCATGGCGGGATGCTCCTTTCAAAATGGGCTGCTTGATTTAGGAACGGCGGGCATTTGCGGGAGGCACCGAAAATGGCGTGCTTGATTTAGGAACGCTGGGCGGGTCAGGCATTGCGCAGGATCTCGCGCACAATGATGCGGTTGAGCGTGACGGCGCAGTCGTATTCGCAATAGTGGGTCTTCTCTTCGTCGGTCATTTCCAGCCAGCCGCAGAGCAGATCGCGGGCGCCGGGGCGATAGAGATATTCAGCGGTATCGAGCGCGGAGGGAAGGCCCATGCACCAGTCTTCCAGCATTGAACCGGGGGTCGGATAGGTGCTGTAAAACTTCTCCGCCTGGCAGATGGAGAGAAGGGCAGCGCAGACGGCGTGCGGGTCGGAACAGTCGACGGACGCGAAGTCTTCATAGCCGGTGAAGTCGGCGTTTTCGCAGATCCAGCGGAGGGCCTTTGCCTTGACGGCCTTGTGATTGATTCTGAGCATGATACAAACCCCTTTCTTGATTTAGGAACGATGCGGGAAAGGTTCGGGCGCTGTGCGCTTTATGGGCCTTTCCGACCGGAGGAGCCGGAGAGGCCGAAAAACGCGCTGCTTGATTTGGGAACGATCAGCGGACAAGGGCCTTGCGGAGCATGTCGGAATAGTGATAGATCGAGTCGAGCGGGTGGGCGATGGCGGCGCGAAGGAAGTCTTCGTCGGTTTTAACGGAGCCCCAGCCGGAGATCTCATAGCCGAATTCGTGAACTTCTGCCGGGTCAAGGGTGCGGAAGCCGTTAGAAAAGGTGCCGTCGGAGCAGCGAAGGACCATAGCGTCGGCAAAATTGATAACTTCCTTGCCGTCAACGCAGATGGAGGCAAAGCCCTGAGTGACGCTGGGGCGGATGCGCTTGACGCTCAGGCGGGCGAACTCGGCGCCGGTGAAGCCGTGCTCCAGGGCGATGGTGAGCAGATCCGGCCTTGCGGGAACGGGTTCCGGCTCGGAGCTCTGCTCGATTTGGGAACGATCGAAGACGGAATGCACGCCTTCAGCGGATACGGAGAGCATGCAGGCGTCGTCGGTGTACCCTTCGGAAAGGACGGCTTCAAGCATGGTGCGCATGCCGTTGTAATAGAGGTGCTGGCGCTCTCCGGCGGCCTTCGATACGCGGGCCTGTTCGGCGATGTGGGCATACTGGGAATCGAGGAGGGAGAGAAGATAGGCAGTGGTTTCGGGCTTCATGGGGGATGCCTCCTTGAAAATAGATTGCTTGATTTAGAAGCGATGGGCGCATGCTGTGCGCTTTGTGGATCCGCTCGGGCTGGAGGAGTGCGGGCGGATCGGAAAACGCGCTGCTTGATTTGAAAGCGGCGGGAGGCGGTCAGATGGAACCGAGGTTTGCGGCGTATTCCGCAAGCGGGCAGCGGGCGCAAAGGGCACGGCAAGCGCCGGAAGGATCCCCCATGCAGCGGCACGCGCGGCCATAGTATCCGCAAATCGCAGGCGTCTTGTCTTCGGTTCCGCTGGAAATGGCAGCGGCTTCAAACGTGCCCTGGATCTCGGGGAAAATGACGGGGAACGGCGAAATATGTATGCCCGGGATCGCGCAGGCCATGCCATATTTGGGAGCCTGGAAGACGGTATACACGGCGCCGCGCTGATCGCAAACGAGATAGGACGGTGTGTAGCCGTGGGCGTTGCACCATTCCGGCGCGGTGCAAGTGCGGTCAACATGGAGACCGGAAAGGCCATTGCCGCGGAGGTATTCGGAGCCGTCCGGAAGGGTGTAAAGCTGCATAGTCATGAAAAAATCCCCTTTCTTGATTTGAAAGCTGATGGCGCATGCGGTGCGCTTTATGGGCCTTTCCGACTGGAGGAGCCGGAGAGGCCGAAAAACGCGCTGCGGGAGAGGTTCAGGCGGTGCGGCGCTGGATCTCAACATAGGCGCGGCGGATGCGGGTTGCGGCCTGATTCAGGGCGCGTGCCTGGACGTCAAGCCAAAGTTCGCATCGGTTCGGCTGGCGTTCTCCGCCATGGGTGCGCTTGAGCTCGGACGGGGTGCAAAGGCGCTCGGCGATATCGCAGTCGCAGACCAGAGAGCAAGCGCCCTCGGAATACTGCTGCCAGTTATAAGCACCATTCAGCAGCCACGCGGTCAGCTCTTCGCGGGTCTCCGGTTCGCGGCCTTCATAGGCGCAGCGCTCCTCGAGGTCGTTCAGCAGGTCGAGGGCATAGAGGTTAACGCCCTTATTCCAGGCGGAACGATCGCGGCGGGAATTGATGGCGGCGCGGATGGTTTCGACGGTGGCAAATTTCTTCATGGTAAAGCCCCTTTCTGTATTGCGGTTTAGCCTGCTGGCGTGGTATAATTGGGGCAGGGTAGCAGGGAGACCCTGCCCCGGTCGTATTGCCTTGCCGTCTGTGCTGTAGTGGAGCGCAGGCGGCTTTTTTGTTACTTGGCCTTTGCGGCCTTCAGCCTGCAAACAAGCTTTTCAATGGCTCTTTCGAGCAATGCAATCCGCTTTTCGGCTTGCTCCAGCTTGGCGCGGTATTGTTCGCGCTCTGCCGTGATTCGCTCAATGGTCTCTGGTGCGTTCGGCATCATGTTTCGCTCCTCCCTCCCTGCATAGCGTTCCGGGTTTGCCGTGGGCTTGTGTTCCCGGCGGCATCAGCATACACCCGGCATTTTTTAACATTCGGCAAGGCGGCAAACGGCAAAAAAACGCCATCCCCCTTTAGGGGGATGAACGGCGGCAGGTTTTGTGCACGTTTCACAAATGGCGGTTTTTAATGTTTGGGCGGTTGGGATATTGACAGGTTTTCGGGGCGCTTTTTCGCTTCCTTATAGGGCGAAAAGCGTTTTTTTTGTTTGGCGGAGTGCTGATAGTGGCGGCGCGGTGATGGTGGGCGGCGGTGATGGTGGGCGGCGATCAGCGCGGCCCAGGCGGAACAGATCCAGCGCGGCGGCGGTCGGTCCGGCCCGGAGGGGAGGGGGGTATACTATCTTTGAGAACGTAAGCTAAGAGACCGCGCCCCAATCTCGCGCGAAACGCCGAGGGTTTTGAAGGGGTGGGGGTTTGAGCTGGGCTGGGCGAAAAAAAGGAGCGCTATATAATAGAAGAAACTCCGAAGAAGTTTTGCACATAAGGCTTGTGGAAAAACGGTGGAAAACGGGTTAAAACGAGCACTTTTCGGCTAGAAAAGAAGAAAATTTTTGAAAATGCAATGGTTTGCAATGGTTTGCAATGGTACATGTGTGATATATTTAGCATGTAGAAAAAGGCAAGAGAAACTTGCGGCAAAAACAGAGCTTCGCTTGATTGCGAGGCTCTGTTTCATTTTGGGGATTGGAGGGGTGCCCGGAGGGGAGTGAGAGAATGGGTAAAAGAGGGCCTGCGCCGAAACCTACGGCGTTGAAAATATTAGAAGGAAATCCCGGAAAGCAGAAACTAAATGTCAATGAGCCGATACCTCCGAAGGCTGAGAGCATCAAGCCGCCATCTTGGCTGATGCCCGACGCAAAGAAGGAATGGAAGAGATTGGCGCCTTCGCTTGAAAGTATGGGCGTTTTGACCACTGCTGACCTTAAAGCATTTGAAGGGTATTGCCAGGCATATGCGAGGTGGAAGCAGGCGGAAGAAAAGATATCTGAGATCGGTACGACATTTTTGACGCCGAACGGATATATCCAGCAGACTCCTTACGTTTCGATCGCAATGCAGAATATGAAGATGATGCAGTCGTTTGCCAATGAATTCGGACTTACGCCTGCATCTCGATCGAGAATCAATGCGGCGATGGACAGCAAGGGGAAGAAAGATGAAGAAGACCCGATGGAACTGCTGCTTTCGGGACGCTTGTAACGGGGGCGGTCTGAAATGGCATTTGATGAAAGACGCGCACAGCGCGTGATACGGTTTATCAACAACCTCAAGCACACGAAAGGCGAGTTCCACGGGAAGAACTTTGATCTGCTGCCTTGGCAGGAGAAGATTATCGGTGATGTGTTTGGTACAGTGCGCGATGAAAACCCTGATATCAGACAGTACACGACGGCGTATATTGAAATTCCGAAGAAGAACGGCAAATCTGAACTTGGCGCGGCGCTTGCGCTGAACATGCTGGTGAACGATGATGAATGGAATGCGGAAGTGTATTCCTGCGCAGCGGATCGCCAGCAGGCCGGCATTGTTTTTGATGTTGCGGTCGACATGGTTAAGCAAAGTCCGGCGCTGATGAAGCGGATCAAGATCATACCGTCTACAAAGCGCATGGTTTATGAGCCGACTGGAAGCGTTTATCAGGTGCTGTCTTCCGAAGTTGCGACAAAGCACGGTCTGAACGTAAGCGCATGCATATTCGACGAGCTGCACACGCAGCCAACGCGCGCGCTATATGACGTTATGACGCAGGGTTCGGGTGATGCGCGAAAACAGCCGCTTTGGTTTTTTCTTACCACGGCGGGGACGGACCGCAACAGCATATGCTGGACAGTGCACCAGAAGGCGATAGATATCATTGAGGGGAGAAAGATCGACCCGCGTTTCTACCCGGTGATCTTCGGTATTTCAGACGATGATGACTGGCAGGACGAAAAGAGCTGGTACAAAGCGAATCCTTCCCTTGACCAGACGATCACAATAGAAAAGGTGCGCGATGCGTACCACAAGGCTCTTGAATCGCCGGCGGATGAAAACCAGTTCAGACAGTTGAGGCTGAACCAGTGGGTGAAGCAATCTGTCAGATGGATGCAGATGGATAAGTGGGACGAGGGTTCGGATTACGTTGACCCGGAAGAGCTGCGTGGGCGCGCGTGCTACGCGGGGCTTGACCTTTCGACCACGAGCGACTTGACCGCGCTGGTGCTGGTGTTTCCGCCTGTGGACGAAGATGAGCCTTACAAGGTACTGCCGTTTTTCTGGATTCCGGAGGACAGCATAAAACTGCGCGTGCGGCGCGACCATGTGCCGTATGACGTGTGGGAGAAGCAGGGGCATGTGTTTGCTACTGAAGGAAACGTTGTGCATTACGGATTTATTGAGCAGACGATCATTGAACTTGGTGAAAAATACAACATTCGGGAAATCGCGCACGACAGATGGAACGCGACCATGATGGTTCAGAATCTGGACGGTGACGGGTTCACGATGGTGCCGTTTGGCCAAGGGTTCAAGGATATGTCTCCGCCGACCAAGGAACTGATGCGCATTGTGCTGGAGCGAAAGCTGAACCACGGCGGGCATCCTGTGCTTCGCTGGTGTATGGACAATGCATATGTCCGGACTGATCCTGCGGCAACCAGAAGATCGACAAGGAG